AGATTCAAACCGTGTCTTTTACTTCGTCGGGCGCTCCACTGTTATTCCTTGTTTCTTACTTAGCCACTAATGAAAATGATGAAACCGGATTTGATAACTTTAATTCCTTGTTAAAAATAAATGGCACTCAGGTTCACAACGTACAGCATTCAAAAGGTAGAACCGAGCGAGCCAATGTTTCCTTTGCATTCACCCTTACCTCTAATTCTGCTGGGTCTAAAACTGTCACTTTGAGCGTTACCAATAACTCGTTTGACTCCGTTAGTAACGTCAATTTGTCTGTCTTAGAGGTGAAAAAATGAAGAGTTTTATTATTTATAACCCTCAAGGCGCAATACTTAGGACAGGCAGTTGTCCAGATGTCGATTACGCTTTGCAGTGTGGCGCTAATGAACTAATTATTGAGGGCGTTGCGGATGACAGAGCGCAGTGTGTAGTTGATGGAGTAGTCGTTGATAAACCTGCTCCTGATGCTTCGGTAGTTTTAGCTCAAATGTGGATAGAGGTTCGCACTATAAGAGACGGTCGATTAAAAATGAGCGACTGGACACAGGTTACAGATTCACCGCTTACCGCAGAACAAAGAAGTGCTTGGCAGATGTATCGCCAAACACTGAGAGATCTCACGGACGATTTCTCTCATGTCACAACTATCGAAGAGGTTACGTTTCCCGACATACCAAGTTGATCGCGGAGATCAGCGCGATAGTCGCTGGCGTCAATATGGCTACGTCTGCTATCAAGCAAGCTGCTGGTGCCGCAGATGACTTGTCCACGATAGGGATCTTCCTTGGGAAATTAGGTGGAGCAGAGGTAGAGCTTGCCAAAGCTCAAAACGCTGGTGGGTTATCTGAGGGCGATGCCATAAAAGCTGCATTAGCTCGTAAGCAGATTGCAGACACAATGCAAGAGGTGAAAGATTTATTCACACTATCTGGAAACGGACACCTGTACCAACAGTGTATGCAAGAGATGGCAAACGCTCGAAAAGCTAAGCAAGAAGAGCTTGCGAGGTTAGTAAGACAGAAAGCAGCTCGCAACAAAGAGCTACGTCAGATTGGATTGATTGTATTGATTTGCTTGATTGTTGTGCCGCTGGCAGTCGGGCTTCTTTTAATGCGGTTAACGTAAGGACATCGATATGCACGTAAAAAAGAAATGTGTTTTAAATGAAAAGCCAAAGGCCAAGAAGAAAGCTGCAAAAAGAAGAGTCAAATGAAAGCCGCGTTGACAGCGAGGCAGCAAACAGCAATGAAACGTCATGCTGAACACCACTCAAAAAAGCACATGACTGAGATGCGTAAGGCGATGAAAAGTGGCAAGACATTTACTCAAGCGCATAAAGCTGCTTTGAAGAAGGTGGGTAAGTAAATGACTGGTACAGCAGTAAAAAGAGATCCTGAGAAGTGGGCCAAGGCAAAGTCTCAAGCTAAGGCGCAAATGGGCGGTAAGCATTCTGCTCGTGCAATGCAACTTGCCGTTAAAAAATACAAGGCGATGGGCGGCACTTACTCTGGGGCAAAAAAGAAAACGAATAAGCTGTCCAAATGGACTAAAGAAGACTGGGGTACTAAGTCTGGTAAGAATTCAACTCAAGGAAAGAAAGCAACAGGTGAAAGGTATCTCCCGAAAAAGGCTAGAGAGGCTCTATCAAGCAAGGAGTACGCTGCTACTACAGCCAAGAAACGAAAAGACACAAAAGCTGGTAAACAGTTCTCCGCCCAACCAAAAAAAGTAGCTAAGAAAACCAGCACTGTGCGGAAGGCAAGTCACCGTCCGAGAAGGCGGCAGTAAACTCCGCTATTAGCGGAGTCTGCTTTAGACTAAATTATAAAACCTAATAAAATCAGGTACTTAAAAACTCCGCCAAAGACCCTTCGGTCTTCGTAAGTTACTGATTTATAAGGGAAATACATTGTATGGCGGAGAGAGAGGGATTCTCTCCGCTACCTTTGTAACCTATTGTTTTATATCTATTTATAAGCCACTATATTGCTTTGGCGGAGTAATGGCGGAGTTAGATGGCAAATATAAGGCTTAAGGGCAGTAAGTGGCAGGCAGACATAAACAAAGCTGGTCATGCCCGTAAGACAAAGACTTTCATAACAAAGTCAGCAGCTAAGGCTTGGGCTAGGAAGGTTGAAATACAGATGGACGAAGGCACGTTCATCGATGACAAAGAAGTAATCAGTCATAAGCTGTCAGACCTAATCCATAACTACATCAATGAGCTAGAGGACACTGCCCCAGTACTAGGGTCTAAGCTCTCTAGTCTTCAGCGCATGGCCCGTGAGTTTGAAAGTGACACGCTCAAAGATTTAACCCCCAAGTATTTACTCGCTTACGGCAAACGCCGCCGAAAGACTGTTGGGGCTTCGACATTGCAGAAAGACATGTCATATCTAAAACAAGTCATTGCTTATGGGATTGTGTTCTGGGAGTTACCAATAGCTGCTAACCCAGTAGAGGTAACCAAGCCTGCACTTGGGTCGTTAAAGATGATTGCTGGTAGCAAGCGTCGAACTCGGCGGCTGCGGAAAGGAGAGTGGGAAACGCTCATGGCTGGAGTAGGCAGGCAGCATAATTCTGAGTCAGGGAACAACTGGCTAAGCCCTATGATCGAGTTTGCGGTTGAGTCCTGTATGCGGCAGGGTGAAATCCATCGGTTAACTTGGGACGATGTAGACTTTGAACGGCACACCGTGCGTATACAGAGCAGGTTATGGGAAGGTTATAAGAAGGGGCCGACCGATATAATACCTATGCGAGAGGGCGTGAGAGAGGTGCTCCTACGTGAATATAAAAAGGTTGGCAAGGTAACCCGTAACAGAACACGACTGCCAGAACGGGCTAATCATGTGTTTGGGAAGCCAAAAAAGAGTGAATCGATTTCAGATAGATTTGCTAGGGTGGCGATTAAATCTGGGTTGAGGGCACCACCAATTCCTGGTGTGAGAAGCGAAGCAACTGAAGAAGATTTGACGTTCCACGATCTTAGGCATGAAGGCATAAGCCGTCTCTTTGCAGACAAAGAAAAGAACTACAGCGTGCCAGAAGTTGCTGTCATATCAGGGCACTTGAAGTGGGACACATTGTCTATCTACACTCAGTTAAACGCTGAGGATATTTAAGCTTCTAGTTGAGCTGAAATGTAGTCAGCTACACCTTCAGTCGGGAAAAGATAACGTTTCCCCATGCGCCAATGAGGTATGCCTAAACTTTCATCGTATAGCTTGTTGTAAATTGTTTGCTTGTTTGATTTAACTACTTCGGCTAAATCTTCAACAGTCATGAAAAGCCCGTATCGACTCTCTAAAACTTTAATCATCCTTCCTTTCCCTCTTGTATTGCACAGCTCGTGAGGCGATTTAGATACCATTGGGCCTTTTCTAAGTCTTGAACTCTTAGCTTTGGGTCGGTAGATTTTTTGTCCCACCTCCACAGATATTTTAACGCGTTCCCTTTTAAGTAACCTTGGAACCCTTCAGCAGTCATGCTGGCTTCGATAGCTATTATTGCTTCTATGCCGCCTGAATTATAATGATCAGGGTTGTTAACAGGGTCTTTCATGTTTTTTATAGTGTTGTTTACAATTGTAAACTATACCTTCGGGTTAGTAGTAATGCTACTATTTTTGGTTTTTTTGTTACAAAGTATCAAACGTTAAAACAGCTTTGAGTAGACGACGGTTAGGTGACTAGTAAATTTATCAAGCGGCAGTGATTTCAGTTTGGCTCTTTCAATAGAGACAATTGAAAATTTGCTAGTCTTGTTTTTCTTGGTTAGGCAAATAGCTTCTGCGTTGGCAGTTTGAGTTTCAACCCAGTTTTTTTGCAGTAACTGTGTTGAAACAACTCCTACTTTTGACCCTAAAGGAAAAAACTGATTCTTTTGGTCTACCTCTATGACGCTAAGGAGGTTACTACTAAACACATTGATAAATTTGTTTTTATATACAAGTGACTTTTTACCAGAGAGTGTTTCTGGGTAGCTTGCATAGTTGCTGTATGTAGGCATGTCAGTACTGAAATTTGGGTCAATTTCGCTTGGGCAAACTTCTAAGAAGTTAGCTAACTTAATAATTGCTGCGGAATTTAACGCGGTAATTTCGGTAAGGTAGTGACTAAAAGCACTTTGTGTCCACCCAAGCTGAGAAGCTGCTTCGGTCTGAGTCATGTTTTCAGTTACTTTTTTAGTTTCCCAAAGGTTTCTCAAGTTTTGAATTACTTGAGTTTGGTTTGGCTTGTTCATTTTGGTTGCCATTGAGTTTTTCAGCTATCCACTTACTTGTATTTGCTATCGATAACCCTTGATCGAAGTCAGTATTAAAGAGGGGTTTATGCCAGTCTTTTCGGGTTAAAATAATAGCGCCTGTTTTTGAGCCGATTATTACTGCGACTACTACTTTATAGTCGCACATAGTATCTAGCCAAGCAAGTTGAAGGGCTGAGAGTCCAGTCTTAATCCTTGTGCTGGGTTTTTTAGGTAGGGTTACATATTTATACTCAATAAACAGGGAACCGTGAGGGCCGGCATACCAAGCATCTGGCACGCCACCCGTAAAGTTATCATGAATCTTCCACCTGTATAGCGCAGGTGGAAGTTTCCGATGCACGGCTTTTATAAAACCGTGTTCGTTCATGCAGTTTTAAGCGTGCGCTTCATACAATGCTTCAGCAGCTTTGTAGTCAGCTTCTTGTACCCAACCTTGCCAATCGATCTTGACGTTTAGGTAGGTAGCTCCAGCACGGTTCTCTACAGAGACTGTAGACAGTTTCCATAGACCAGCGAAACGATCACCGCCTTTCATACCAATCTGTGTGTTCCAGTTCTTGGATACACTTAGCTTGGAGTTAGCGAAATCGAACAAAGCTGGCATGGATGTCTCACCAGTCTTAGGGTCTTTGGTGACCACTAAGTGACTGTGCGTCTCAGAGATTTGGAACTTCTCTGGTGCGTCTTCCTGAGCTGCAACTAAGGCAGTTGCTTCGCCCATTGAAGAAGTCTTGCCGACATAGCCACCGCCAGCTTCGCGTGTGCGCCAGATGACATAATCTGTGACGAAGTTAATACTGATCACGTAGATCTCATCGCCCATCAGTTCGCCTGACAGCGAGTTCATAAACATGCCAGCTTCAGCGCCTTTGATGAACTTAGGGTGGTGCTTGTCCACTTCATCAGACATCTTTTGTAGCTGTTTGATTCTTGGGATAGCCAACTGATCGCCCACGTTTTCGTTACCGCGAGAGCCAGATTGGTTGATGTATGCTGGGACTTTATCGTCCGCTAGTGCAAGTGCTTGATTAGCCATAGGTTGTTACCTGTTTAGTTATAGAGATCGGAAGTTAAGTTTCATAAGCTCACGGCTTTGCATTCCAGGCACTTCCTGTGACTGAAGCAGCTCACGAAAAGCTGGCAAAGATATGCGTTTATGGAGTAACTCAAATTGACCTGTGTCCTTGATGTACTGGTAAAACAAATCCCAGTCCGTAGGGTCAGGTACAATTTCAGTTGCGACAGAGATGGTTGCGTTGTCATTAGCCATACGCTTTAGACCTGCTTCTCCCATCTTTGCCATCAGGTCGCGGGTGATCTCGTCTTCCCGCTCCTTGAGTTCTTTCACCTCAGTGTTGAGGTCTTTAATTTGTTCTTTGACTGTTTTTAGTCGGTCGATTGTTTCGTCTAGGTTCATGCTGTTTTCCTGATGTTGTTTAAATCATTTAAAATTGTTAGCAGTTCTTCCATTCGACCTAACTTGCCTTCTAGCTTTTCGTAGACGTCAGGCTCCCAAGTGTTTTCCGCAGCAATTCGGATGACTTCAGTGCGCTTGGTTTGACCAGCTCGGTAAATACGTCGATTGAATTGTTGGTAGTGCTCAGCGTTGTAGGTCGGGCTGGCCCATATAATTGAAGTGGCGGTAGTCATAGTTAAGCCATGCCCTGCGGACTGCGGGTGACAGAACACAACTTGCAATTGACCGGCTTGCATCTTGCCAACCACATCAGTGCGTTTGTGTGCGGGGGTGCTGCCGTCGATGACACCGTATTTAATCCCACGCTTTTCACACTCATTGACCATATGGTCACGCTCGTGTTTCCAATTGAAGGCAACTAAGCTGTGCGCCCGTTCTTGTATGAGCTGCATGATTAGGTTGTAGCGGTCTTCGTGAACGCCAATCACATTGCCTTCGTTGTCGTACAAGGCACCTGTGCATAGCTGCAATAGCTTTTTGATTTTGGCACCTGCATGAACCGCGCTGACTGTGCCTTTGTTGGTGTGCAGCACAGAGTCATTTGCTAAATCTACATACTGATTCATGATGGTGCGCGGCAAAGTAGTAGTCATGGTACTAATAGTTTGTTCGGGCATATCAATACATTCTTCTAGCGAGAAGCGGATGTTGATATCTAGTAGAGCGCTCGCAACTATCTCTTCAGCGTCGTCACGGTCTACCCACTCATTGGCAAAGCCATTGAAACGGCTGGTGCATACAGCGGATCTGAATGAATAGAACCTGTGACCAAGACGCTCACCGTTGTCTACCAGTAGGGTAGGGTGCCAGATGTCTAGGATGGAGTTGCTGTTAGGCGTACCTGACATGGCGATACGGTAGTCAAACTGCTCGATGATTTTTGCAATGGCTTTACTGCGCTGACTGTCTTTGTTCTTGAAGGCAGTGAACTCGTCGATGCAGATAGTGTTAAAGCCAGCGAGCATGCTTTTGTTTTTTAGTAACCATTTAACCGCATCGTGATTGGTAAGCACGATAGACGCGGACTCGTTGAATGCTTTGAGTCGGTTTTTTGCAAACGCAACAGAGTACGTTAGGTCAGGTTGGAACTTGTCTATGTCATCTGCCCAGCTTGCTTGCAAGATAGACAAGGGCGCGATGACTAGCATTCGGCCTTTGTCTTTTGGCAGCTTTGCATACGCATCGATGACGCTTCTGGTTTTACCAGTGCCGGGATCTGAAGTGATTAGAACTTTGTGTTTGCTAAGGATGAAGTCAGTAGTTTTTGTTTGGTGATCAAATGGTTTAAACATAGTTAGTACATAGTTGATTAGAATATAATATTAGCATTGCTACTAATTTATGTCGAAGCTTTAGTGGTTCTTATGTTGGGTTCTATCGAAAAAATGTCGGTTAGGATTTTTGTACGCATCTCAGCTGCTGCTGAGCGGTTCATTTTAGTGACTATTTTTATGTCAGACTTTTTGAGTTTGTATGTAGACCAGAACTCAGCATCTGGCGGATCAGTTTTTAATGCGTACTCAACAATTAAGTCGTCTTCGCAGTAATACATTTTCATTTGTTTACTCCTTGGGTTTCATGACCAAGGTCAGCTTTAGTAGGAAACGGATGAAGAACCTACGTATACACTGACCGAGGCCACGAACTGTTTAGGTAACCCCCCAAGCACATTCGGGGTGGTCACCTTTTTTGAACGAACACCACTTGCAATTGTTTTTGCTTGGCTTTGGTTCGTAGTCTGTACAAGTGGTCATGGCAATTGCGCGTCTGTAAAAGCCTGGAGCAAAGGTCATTGCCTCAGCCCTAGTAAACTGCTTAATAGTTGTTTCGGCTTTGTCCAGATACCACAGTTCGGTTTGCACAAACTCTATGTGTGGGTAGCGAAAGAAGGTGCCGATGGCGTACAACAGGCACTGCTGAGAGTGTGTAATCTCATTGCCCCATTTCTTGCCTGTTTTATAGTCGATGACACGGGCTGACTGCTCATCTTCATTGACCAAGGCATCTAGTTTGATACGCGCCCATGTTTTAGGTTCCATCCAACCAACTGGTTGCCAGTCGAGATCAAAGCCCCATTCACCTTCTAGTTCTACTTTTGCATCTGCGTATAAGGCACGCAGCTCTTCAAACTGTGCTTCAAACTTTTTTAGTGTGTCGGGCATTTCACCCAGCTTGCCACATACATAGTCTTCAGCTTGCTGGTGGATTTCTGTACCTCGATCCGCTGCTGGGCCTGACGGCTCTTTAATCTTTTTAACGCGGCTGATGTATGTGCGGTACGGACATTCTTCAAACACTTTAAGTGCGGAGTATGACCAAGCAGGGGTAAGCCCAAGCTTGTCTGGTTTGGCTGTGAGCTTTTCTAAGTCAGGTCTGCTTTCTTGAGTGAGGTTCATATTGAGCCTATGTTGTTTAGCAATTAGTAGTATAGCTAATAAAGCAAGCTAAAAGCTAAGCAACTAACGCTTTGTCTTTTGTAGAGAAATGCGTGGCTATGATTTCTTGTTGAGTTTCTAATGCAACTTTCCAACGTATCTCAATACCACGTACTGGGTTGGCGGCTCGACCAGCATCTATTTCTCGTTTGCGGATACGTTTGAGATTGTTGCGGTCTAATTTCTTTGTAAACTCTTTAGAGTTGATACGTTGATCAGTTAGAGCTTGGAACACAGTACGTAAATGTTCAGTAAGCACCATGCTGTATTCTTTTTGTGAGTTTGCTACCCAGTTCTTGACGAAACGTTGAGCGTTCATTATCTCGCCGCCGTTCATCAGAGCAGAGGCATCTATCTCTAATACATCGCTGAAGTATTTAACATCGCCTTGCTTAACAGCTTCGCAGAATTCTTCGAACACGCTCATGGATACGCGGCGCATTTCTGACTTAGCATCGTTGACGATGGCGTTCTCTGCCAATTGTTCGCTGTACTTGAACGTGGTCAATACACCAGCAAGCATTGGTAGCTCTCTTTCAATACCACGTAAGTTGGCGATGATTTCTGGGTGAGCGTCTTTGAGCGCTACCTCTTGACGGGGGCCGATGTTGTACCGGCGGTCTTGTGCTTCTTCTAAGTTAACTGCATCTAAGCGGTTAGTTAGGAATACGAAGTTTGTGTAGCTTGGCACTTCGTGTTGGTTCTCACGCATACCACGTATGGTTTGCGTGGGTTCTGTAATCGCGTTCTTGAGTTTGTCTGCAATTTTCTTAGCGCCACTTTGCGCTGATGCCATGTGAAATTCATCGACTACTAAGAACAATGCGGTACGCATGTAGTTGTTGAACTGTTCTTCTATGTTCTGCAAAGCCTTCATAGGAACATGTGCGTTGCCGAACAATGGTCTAAGTATGCGGCTGTAGAACAAACCTTTACCCGTACCTTGTACTCCTGTGAGTACCCACGACACTCCGGTTTTCTTTTTGGTTTGGAAGATGTAGGCGAGCCAGTTAATCATGCGCTCAAACTCTTCGTCACCGTTGCCTAGCATGTGGTGCATAACCGTATAGATGGTAGGGCATATGTCTTTTAACGCTATGCCTTCGCCTACGGTCAAAGGTCTAGGGGGTGTTACGTTATTGAGCATAAGCTCTGTTTGCCGATACATGTTTATTTGATATGGGATATTTGTTAATTGGATAGCGTTGTCTGTTTGTGTTGGATCAAATTCAATTTGTGCATCTGGTATGAATTCAGGAACAGGGCGACCGTGGCTCATCATAAAGCCATCGATAGAGCCTTTAGCTAACGGTGTTAATGGGAAGCTGTCGCTAAACTGATCTAGGTTAGGGTCAAACATCCCTGCATAGTATTGGTCAGTGTAGAAGTCTCTGATGGCAACTGGTCTGTGTGCTTGTCCGTGTTCACTGATTTTGTCTTCATATTGCTCAAATATGCTGAGATAAAAATCTGGGTCTGCTTTCTCAATCTCAAAGATGGGTTCACCTTTGAAGTTGTGCATGTAAGTTGGGTTGTCTGCTAAGAAGTAATAGGCATGGCTATCACCGCCGTTTATGTCGCAGTGAACAAATGGGTAGTTTGTATCGTTGTAAACTGAGATGTTCATTTGATCAGGATTGGTCAGTATCTCTTCCATGCGGAAGTTAACTTGAGTGCGCGTTATCTTTTCTGCTTTGCGTCCCATACCTGCGTCTTTACGCAGTTCGTCTTTGCGGCGTTTGCTTGCTGCAAAGCAGTTCTCTGGGCTAATTCCATCCATCAAAGATGCAAGGTCTAGGGTCTCTTGCCCACGCACTACGAGGGTAGTGCGGTTGTCATCATCTTCAAACGGGTTAACAGCGCCGTTGATAAAAGTAGGCGGTGCTATGAATATGAGTTTGCTGTTGTCAGCAACGCTGATGTCCAATGGATACTTTAGTGACTGACCATTTACTGAAAGGCTGCACTGACTGTTGAACAACTCTGTTGAATGGTTCATTTGCTGTAACCACAACTTTATAGTTTTTGGCGGCAGGGGTACTGCCAGCATGAAGAATATGTGCAGTGAATACGTTGGCTTTAAACCGAACGAAGCAGAAGCTTGAGCAATGTAAGTTACGTCGTGTAACTCTTGGGGTAGAGCGCTTACTACTGTGTTAGCAATTTGTTCTACGTGCAGCTTGGTGAGCTGCCCATTGCCAAAGGGCATTTGAGGTAGCGTCAGGTTATCTATGTCGAGTACTAACAGATCACTGTAAGCATTACGGTCTGATTGGCCTTTGCGCGATTCGTTTTCTAAATGCCTTTTTAGCTCGCCTTTCATTAAGCAGTGCCCTTTAGACGCTTGGTCTGTTAAGGCAGTGAATAATTCCTGGGGTGTATGAACTGTGGCGTGATGACTGTCTACGTTTGTTACGTGTGGATACGGCGTAGACTTGTCTTGTGAAAAAGTTTTAGCTAATCGCAATCCGTTGCGAGCAGACAGAAAACTTAACTGCATCCTTCTCTCCTTAAAGTGACAAATCTAATTCGGCCTGAAATAGTACTATTACTACTATTCAAGGTCAAATTTGTCTAGTTCGGAACGCTGTATAATTACTTCTAGTGGCGCATCGAACAGCAACCGGACTTGGTTGCGGTCGATTCGTTTGACTGTAATTAACACAGACGTTTCGTCGTCGAATTGCAAGCGTATTTGCTCGTCTAGTTTTCGACTTAATACCAACTTGGTCATTTGCTATAACACTTATCCCATCCACCTTCTGCATCTAGAGGTAGATCTGAAGCCCACGTTGGGGCGGTACGCATAACAGACAGCATGGTGTCCATTCTCTCTTGGGGATTAGTATCGTCGCTAATAGCAATAATTTCATCATGTACCGTCAAAACAACTTCAAATTCTGGTAATTGTTGTATTGCTAACATTTGTTCGCAGATGACTATATTCGTTA